AATGCTGCCCTCGGAGGCTCTATATGAGGAATGCGGGATCCTCGGTCCGTCAGAAGAACGCATGAGGGAAATAGCGCGATTTCTCGAGGGGCGCCTCGGTTCCTTCTCGGTCGTCGTGAACAACACTCCGAGCTGGCCGCATAAACTGGCGGACTCCGAACGGCCCACCCCGCTCATCTACTATCGTGGTGATATCGGTCTCGTTGAGACCCAGGGTGTCTCCGTGGTCGGTGCGAGGAAGGCGTCCGAAGCCGGCAGACTCCGCGCCCGTAGAATCGCCCGCGAGCTTGCGGAGGCGGGCGTCACTGTGGTGACAGGTCTCGCGGCGGGCATCGACACGGCAGCCACAGAATCCGCTATCAAGGCGGGAGGCAAGGTGACGGGAGTCATCGGGACGCCGATAGACGAAGCGTACCCGAAAGAGAACCGGGAACTGCAGGAGAAGGTTGCAAGACGGCATCTCCTCATCAGCCAGGTCCCGTTCTTCCGCTATTCGCAGGAGGCCTTCAAGGAGCACCGCTACCATTTTCCGGAACGCAACGAGCTGATGGCCGCGGTGTCCGACGCGACCGTTATCGTCGAAGCCTCTGATACTTCAGGTACCCTCACGCAGGCAAGGGCCTGTCTGCATCAGGGGCGCCCGCTCCTCATCATGCGGTCTTGCACAGAGGCTCCTGGCGTCACATGGCCAAACAGGTTCGTCGGCAAGGAGGGCGTGCATGTAATCGACAACACCGAACAGGTTCTCGAGGCTATAGGGGCTTTCGATGGACGGGCATGAGCAGGGCTGGAGATGGAGCGCCCTTGACGAGGTTGACCGTCCGCATTACCGATATCTGCCAGAAGACGACTCGATATACTGGTACCTCATCAGAACGTCCGGCAACTACACGGTATCTGACGGGAACAGCATTGTTAGCAATTTCCAGAAGGATGTTGAGAAATACCATGATCGACCAGAGGTGATGAAGTATAAGGACGAGGCCATAGCTTTCTTCGCAAGGCAGATTAGGAGGCTGGTGAAACCTGGCCCACGCTCAATTCCTATAGTGCTTATCCCCATGATCACGTCTCGTCCGAAAACGGACCAGTGGCATGATGACAGGTTGGCGCGTGCCTGCACGCTTGCGGCGGAACTGCTCGACGGCGCTGCTGTGGTCCATGATGTTTTGGACGTGGACCAGAGACTGAGAAAGGCGAAGTCAGGTGGTCCAAGGACCCCTGAGGAAATAGGGATGCATATCATTGCGTATGGTCAGAGGCATCCAGAGACCAGCGTAGTTCTCCTCGTTGACGATGTCCTTACCCTTGGTGGACATTATGCAGCGTGCCGGGATGCAGTCAGACCGCTGTATCCGAACGCACAAACTGCTGGGGTCTTCCTTGCGAAGCATGTGCCCGACGAACCTCCTGACAGCCACTATGAGTTCATGACGATAGGACAGCAATGACCGTCCCCGCTGTCATATATGCGCGCTACAGCTCGCACAACCAGCGCGAGGAGAGCATCGACGACCAGCTCCGCGAGTGCCGTGCCTTCGCCGAGGCGCAGGGTCTCGACGTGGTGGGGGAGTACGCCGACAGCGCCATCAGCGGCACGACCGCCGACCGTCCCGAGTTCCAGAGGATGCTCTCAGACGCCGCCTCGGGCCGCTTCTCGACGGTCATCTGCTACAAGCTCGACCGGTTCGCGCGCAACCGCTACGACAGCGCGATCTGCAAGGCGCGTCTGAAGAAGCACGGGGTCTCGGTCGTCTACGCGAAGGAGAACATCCCGGACGGCCCCGAGGGCATCATCCTCGAGTCGATGCTCGAGGGCATGGCGGAGTACTACTCGGCGAACCTGTCCCAGAACATCAGGCGTGGCATGGAGGGCAACGCGCTGCAGTGCAAGGCCAACGGGGTCTGGCTCTACGGCTACGGTATCGACCGGGAACAGAGCTACTACGTCGAGGACGCGGAGGCCGCGGTCGTGCGGCGCATGTTCGCCGAGTATGCCGACGGCAGGGGACTCAAGCAGATCGCCGACGGGCTCAATGCCGACGGGCTCCGTTCGCGCTGCGGGAACCTGTGGCAGGCCCAGGCGGTGCGTCGCATCGTCGGCAACGAGAAGTACGCGGGGACGTACACCTTCCGTGATGTGAGGGTCGAGAACGGCATGCCCGCCATCGTGGACAGGGAGACGTTCGACGCCTGTGCCCGGCGCCTGGGAGAGCACGTCCGCAGGTCGCGGCACGAGGGCCAGCGCGACTACATCCTCACCTCGCGGCTCTACTGCGGGGAGTGCGGCAGTCCCATGGTTGGGGTCTCAGGACGGAGCCGCGGCGGCAAGGTCCACCACTACTACCGGTGCCAGGGGAGCCGGAAGGGGCTCGGCTGCGGGCGTGGGAGCGTCCGCGCTGAGGTGGTCGAGGGCATGGTGGCAGACGAGACCATCGCCCTGCTCTCCGACCCGGGGAGCATCCGCGACATTGCCGACGCCTGCGTGGCGTACCAGGAACGCGCCCGCGAGGACGACTCCATGGTGCGCGGCCTCAGGGCCCGGCTCGCAGACGTCGAGAAGTCGATCGGCAATCTCATCGCGGCCATAGAGCGCGGTCTGTGGACGGACGGCATGAAGGAGCGCATGGAGGCGCTCGAGGCCGAGAAACGGGAGCTGACGGCCGCTATAGACGATGCGTCGGTGACCGTGCCCATCGTCTCGCGCGAGGAGATCGTTGCGTGGCTCGAGGCGTTCGCCCGTGGCGACGTGGATGATGCCATCTACCGGCGCCGCCTCGTCGAGACCTTCGTCTCGCGGGTCTACGCCTACGCAGGTCGCATCGTCATCGTCTACAACTACGGCGGGGGAGAGCCGCCCGACCCCGGAGAACTGCCCGAGTGTTCGTATGGCGTAGCATCATCTCCACCACGAGAACCTTATACGAACCGCCTACTCTTCGGGACGGGGTGGTTCGGTGTGGAAATAGTGCTCGGCAACTGAAGAGGGCCCCGCTCCGGCGGGGCCTTCCGCATGCTTGGGGCGGCGGGCTTCGGAAACCGCCGCCCCTCAGCATGAACGCAGTCACGGGCACCTTGCCCGTGAGCAGCCAGTGGAGACGGCTACGCGAGTAGCCGGGATGGGCGGTACCGCAGGGGGACGGCGCCGCCCGACCCGGAAGGTAGCCACGCGGCGGGAGAACGGGGAAGACCGCCGCGGTGGTCGCGGCTAGGCGGGTTCGCAGAACCTCGCCATGACCCAGCCGTTCGCGGTGCGGTACCAGCCATGCTTCTCCTCGAGAACGTCGAACTCGGCACCGTTTTCGAGAGTGCCGACGATGTCAGCGCCGAGACCGGCATCTGCACGGACGTTCAGGGACGGGTACCCGACGCAGGACACCTGCATGTGGAGCTTCTCCTCGGCGGGGGCCTCGACGGCTTCGACCTCCACGTCCTGCTGTTTCTTTGTTTTCCTGGTTGCCATGGTCTCTCCTGTCTCTGAAGGTTCGGAATAGTCCGGAAAGTTTCGCTAGAGGTTCGATACGACGTGGTCGCGTACCTTGGAGTACTCGTCGACCTCACGGGTGATGGTATCCATGGCGCGCCTCACGTCGCCGTTGAGCTGCTGCCCGTCGAGGTGCTTCAAGACCACCATGAGCGCGTCGGAGTTCGCCGCCGTCATGCCCATGATGCACTCGTCGACCTGCCTGCGGGCATCGTCGCGGCGCTTGGCCTTGACCTGCCACCATCCGATGACGGCGATGGCGACGCCGAACACACCGGCGATGATTGCCTGCACGATGCCTGGCTCCACGTCCGGTCGCCTCACTTCTCGATTCGCTTGACCGCGCGCTCGAACGAGACGCACTCGGCGTCGCCCATCAGGATGAAGGGCATCTTCTCGCCGGTCGCCGCCTTGTACGACTTCTCCACGATCGCCTTCTCTCCGGATGTCGCGAACGGGTGGATAGCGTTACCGTCGAACCACTTCTGGCTCTTGCCGCTCTTGCTCTGGTAGATGAACTCCATGGGGTATTCCACCTCTTCCTGCTCCTCGGCCTTGCCGTCTCCGCGCCCGTCGGGAGCACGGAGGCAGACGGTCCAGGGGTAGCTGTAGTAGTCTCGGCAGTTCGTTTCGCCGCCGGTCTGGTCTCCTGCGCGACCACCGGCTATGCCGCCGTTCTCGTCGATGCTCGCCTGACCGAGCAGACCATCGCCGAGGTAGATCGCGGCATGGTGACCGACCGCCACGAGAACATCGCCCCTCTTTCGCTCAGACAGCGGGACGGCGTAGAACCCGTACGACATCAGCCAGCCCACTATGTTCCCAGAGTATGTGTCACGCGGTGGCTGAGGGGTGTAACCGGCCTTCCAGCAGCACCACGAAGCCAGAGCGGTGCAATCGGTCTCGCCGCCGTCGCGTATGTCCCAGCGGTTAGACTGGTCGTAGCCGACGTTCCAGACGCGGCAGACGGTCTCCGCCCAGTCCGCTATGCCGGCCATGTCACACCTCCACGGGCGGGTAGGTGCCCTTCTTGCCCAACCAGCTCTGGAAAGCCGCGAGGATGGCCATGAGCGCGGGGATGATGCACGCCGTCACGGGAGCCGGGAGGTATCCCGCCGCCCACTGCGGAACCATGACGATGAGGAACGACACGATGCCCTGGACGATCGTCCGGGCGACCTTCGCTCCGGTCGTGTTGGAGCCACACCAAACAATGAACCTGTGCATGTCCTGCCTTCCTTTCCCGGTCGCAGTGACTGCGACCGCATCCTAGACGGTGCTGTAGGCGTCCGGCACGATGACTATGTAGTTGAACCTCTTGTTGCCGGTCGCGCCGGTGGTCCATCGTGCGTGCCAGCCGTCGTAGCTGCCCCCGTCCCAGAGCTCGGCCGTGATGGCTCCGAGCGTGCTGCCGCCAGAGGCGCCGGCGGCGCCGTTGCCGTAGCAGACCGCGCACTGCATCGGGTCGGTCGTGTTGAAACGCGACATGAAGGTCGACTCGTTGAAGACGTTGAACTCCGTCTTGCTCGAGGTCCCCAGGTTGACGACGATGGTGCCCGCGTAGATATGGCATCCGCCGACGCAGACCGAAAGCGTCTCGACGTCCTCGACGATGCCCTCGACGTCACCGGCAAGGTCGGAGAGCGGCGCAAGGCATCCCACGGCCCACTCCGCCTCGGGCGTGAGCCCGTCGAGCGACACGCGCACGAGCGGCACGTCGACCTTCGTCGCGCCGTCGAGGATGGAGAGCGCCGACCAGTCGGTCGTGGGGTCGGCAGCGCCGGACGAGCTCGAGGAAGGCGCGCCTGTCACGGCGACGAGCTCCACGGACTCGACCGCCGTGGAGGCGTCGAGCTCGTAGCGCGCCATGACGAGGTCCTTGCGGTACGCCGACTGGCTGCCGCTCTCGATGGTGACCGACTCGGCCGCGGTGATGCGGACGTGACGGCCCTGGACCAGCAGCTCGCAGGCCGGCACCACCAGCGTGTTGGCGTCCGCCATGGCGAGGGCCGGGAGGCTGTCGGCGAGGACGTAGGCGTCCGCCCCGACGGTCCCGGCGTTGAAGGCGCCCCAGTCGGCGCCCGTGACGTGGGCGTTGCCCGCGTGCCCGGTGACGAGTTCCACCGTCATGTCTACCCCTTTCTATACGACCGACGCGCTGCCGGTCTCGTAGCTGACGGTCGTGAAGCCCTCCTTGACCTTCACGACCTTCTTGACGATCCGTGCCTCGACCATGACGCCGACGACCTCGTCGGTGCCGCGCGCGACGTCACCCACGTCGAAGACATCGTCGTCGGGCGACACGGAGACCTCGACGGCTCCCGAGCCCTCGCGGAGCTCGCGGAGTTTCTTCTTCCCGTCCGCCACGAGTTCGTCCGCCTCGTCGTTGCTCGCGTCGTAGACGGCTGCGATCTCGTCGACGCCGGTGAACGTCCTGGTAGTCGAGACGTTGCCGTCGGCATCCGCGTAGAGGTCCACGACGGTGCGCTCCGCCATCTCCCCCTTGCCGAGGCAGACGAGGTGGTTGACGGGCTGCGTCGCCTTGACGCGCACCTTGACGATGTCGGACGAGAACTCGGTTCCCCCGGTGCGGTCGACGGCCGGGAGCGCACGCAGGACGACCTTGCGGCTGGAGTGGTCCCAGAGCGCGGTCAGCTTGGCGCCGTGCGCCCAGAGCATGTCGGTGATTCCCGTGTATGCGTCCTCGTAGCGTCCGGAGTCGGCGGTGTCGCGGTATCCGCGGAACGTGTAGCTGATGGGTATGCCGGCGGCCGTCGGATGGGCGCGGAAGAGGTCCCCCACGTCGAGACGGGTGACGAGCTGGGCGAGCACGGCGTTGGCGTCGCCCTGGACGGTCAGGTAGGCGCTCCCTGCGTTCGGCCTGATGACCTTGCCCGCGAGGATGCCCTGCCACGTGTCGCCGGTGACCTTCACGGTCGTGGCCGTCGAGGTGTCGTCGAAGCCGCGCACGATGCCACCCGTGCCGTCGTCGAGGTAGACGAGGCACCCGGGTTCGACGAAGTCGGCGTTGGCGACGGTCATGACGAAGTCGTTCTCGTCGCTGCCGTAGGCCATGTCGAGCTCGACCACGTCCAGGATGCCGGCGTCGGCCCATCCGGTGTCGGTGCATGTCACGTCCACGGCGGCTCCGTCCTCTCGTCCACCACGGCGAGGTCGAAGCCGAAGACCTGCGGCCATGCCACGGCGACGTGCCCGGTCGGGATGCGCTCGAAGATGTAGGAGCCACTGCCCTGCGGGCCTGCCGTACGCTGCGCGAAGCAGTCGGTGACGGTGCCGAAGCGGTCGACGATGTAGACGCTCCTGCCCCGTTCCGCCTTGCGCGTCGAGTCGATGACCAGGCGGCTGCCGGACGGCACCTCGACGTCGACCTCGTGGAGGTTTGGGCCGATCCATACCCCCGGCGAGGACGCGGGCCCGAACACCGTCATGCGGAACGCGGACGGCGTCACGGCAGTGTTCTCGAACGACGACGCGGGCGACGTGCCGGCGAGGTCGAACGGCAGGTCGGTCGGCAGGTCGAGGCCGGTGGTCTCCTGTTGGTCGGCGGACTCGGGGAGGAAGTGGTAGACGGTCTCCCTCCGCCAGTACGGGTCGGCGGCGAGGAACGTGACGGATTCCTCGACGAGGTAGTCGGCGTGCCACCATTCGTCGGCGCTCGACGTGACCGCGCGGCAGCGCAGGGAGTAGCCGTTGACGGTCATTGTGCCGTCGACGTCCGCCGCGGTGTCGGCCTCGAGGACGGCGTAGATCGCGTCGCGGTCGGCGAGCGTGCCGCCGCCCTGGGCGATGACGATGTCGAACGTGAGCGGTTGGAGCCTCATGCCGGTGACGCGGTTGCCGGAGGTCTCGTAGTCCCACACGCGGGCATGGACGCCGGCCTCGGTGTAATGGTAGATCCCGCCGTCGCCGAGCACGATGGACTCGCCGAGATGGTTCTCGTAGGTGATGACGTGGTCCACTACCGCACCGCCTTCCTGACCGTCCTGCCGAGCTCGCGCTCGTCCACCTCGATGACCTGACCGGCTTCGACGGCGGCAAGCAACGAGTTCAGGATGCCCGACACGTCACCGCGCTCCGCGCGTGCCTGGGACGCTATGGAGACGGCGACGGAGTCGTTCGCCGGGGACGCGGCCGCCATGGCTCCGAAGTCGATGCCGTAGGAGGACGGGTCCCAGAGCACGTCGCCGAGCTCGGAGCCGAGCGCCGCCGCCGTGTCGATGGCAGCTCCCATGGCCGAGCGGATGGCCGACACGACCGGCTGCTCGCCCGCGCCGATGCCCTCGGCGAAGCCCTCCATGACGTAGCCGCCCATCTCGCGGAAGACGCGGGACGGTGACGCGACGCCGAGCGTGCTGCGCGCGGCGTTGATGGCGGACTGGGAGACGGAGATGGCGGCGTTGACGACCATGGAGCGGCCGGCGTTGATGCCGTTCGTCAGGCCGACGCAGAGCGCGAAGCCGATGCCCCATGCCTGCCCGTTCGCGCTGCCGAGGGCTCCCGTTACCGCACCGGCGACGGAGTTGGCCGCGAGCTGCACCGCGTTCCTGCCGCCGAGCACGCCGCCGGCGTAACCCGTGATGGTGTTCGTGCCGACCGGCGCGAGGTTGACCGCCGCGAGCGTCGAGGTGAGCGAGACCCCGAGGGTCATGGCCGATAGGCGAACGGCGCCGAGCGACGCCGCGAGCCCGGACGCGAAGGTCATGCCGATGCGCTGGCCGTCGGGAGTCAGGTCGATGGACGTCGCCGCGGTCGCCACCTGCAGCTTGACGCCGAGCATCGCGAGGGTGATGGCGCCGGTGCCGCCGGTGATGCCCTGGGCTATCGCCTCGGGGATCTTCCCACCCGCGGCCTGCATGGCCGTGCTGACCTCGTTCACGGCGTTCACGACGGCGAGCATGAGGTCGTTAACTGCCTGCGCGACCTCGCTCTGGCCGTTGACGATGCCGGCGGCGAACTGCGTGTCGATGGTGGCGCCGGCGTCGCTCGCGCGTGCCGCGATCTCGTCCTCGCTCAGGGGGTCGGTGGATGCGCCGACGAGCGCCCTCGTGGCCGCGTCGGCCTCGACCGTGCCGTCCTGGATGGCCTGCGTGTACTCGTCCACCGTCATGCCCGCGGCTGCGGCAGCGGCCTCGAGGCTCGCCTCGCCGTTCTCGTACCAGAGGTCGACGACCTGCTGCAGCTCCTCGTCGGTCATGTTTGCGAGCACCTGTATCTCGCCGGCCGCGTCGGGGCCGAGCGAGCGGATGTACTGCATGAACGCGCTGTTGGAGTCCTGGCCGGTGCGTTCCATGATGGTGGTGACGTTCGAGCCGTAGTCCTGCATGGCCTGTTGGTTCGTCTGCAGGTTGGAGATCATCTGCTCGGCGGTGAGCGAGTCCTCGTAGCGGATCTGGCCCTGGTCGTCGATGTAGGCACCGGCGAAGGTGTCGACCCACGTCTGCGCCGAGGACATGCAGTCCTCGACGAGGTCGGCGAACTCCTCGAAGGACATGCCGCTGGCCTCGACGGCCTCGGCGAGCTCGTCCATGCCGATGCCCATGCCGTCGAGCGCGTCGCGCACGCCCGGCGTCTCCTCGACCCACTTGACCATCTCGTCCTTGGCCTCGCTCGTGGCGATGGCGAGGTCCTGCTGGGCGTCGGCCTCGATCTCGGTGAGCTCCGCCGCCTCCTCGGCGGACAGGCCGTAGTGCTGGATGGCCTCGTCGGCGCTCATGGTGCCGTCCTCGACGGCCTGGACGGCGGCGCGCATCTCGTAGCTGCGGTTGGACAGGTGCTCGATCATCTCCGCCTGTTCCTCGGCGGCCTTCGCGCCCTCCTCCTGCGCTTCCCTCAGCTCGTCGACCGTGGCCCGCGCCTCGGCGGTCGCATCGCTCTCTGAGTAGCGTGCGGTGGTGAGACGGTTGGTGTGCTGCCGGTCCTCGGCCACGCAACGGGACAGCTCCTGCTCGGCGGCGGCGAGGTCCCTGTCGATCTGCTCGTTCTGCTCGAGCAGCTCGTTGTAGCTCTCCGTCGCATCGGCGAGGTCGTCGAAACCCTCCCTGCCGGCGTCGATGAGCTCCTGCTGGGCCTTCATGTCCTCCTGGCACTTCTGCCCGAACTCCTCGACCGTCATGTTGAGCTCGTCGAAGGTCTCGCGCTCGGCCCTCAGGTTCTCGGCTGCGGCGATGGCCTCCTGCGAGTTCGCGCCGTTTGCGGCAGCTGCGCGGTTGTAGGCCTCCTCGGCCCTCGAGACAGCGGCCGCCTGCTCCTCCGCGGCCGCGGTGAGCCTGTTGGCGGCGGCCTCCTCGTCGGCCTTCACGAGCGCCCTGACGGCTGCGACGAGGGCGGTGATGGCGAGCAGTGCGATGCCCACGGGCCCCATGGCCTCGTACATGGCCACGCCGACCGCTCTGAGCCCTGCAGCCGCTCCCTGGCACGCCGTCGACAGGACCGCCTTCGCGGTCGCGAGGCGTCCCTCGGCGGCGGTGAGGGTGGTGCTCGCCGCTGCGGAACCGACCTTCGCCGCCTTGTCCGCGACCATCTTCGCCTTGGCCGCGTCGAGCGCGTAGAGGAAGGTGAGGTACGCCGTCTGGCATCCTGAGACGCCCTTGGCGAGAAGGATGGACGCCGCCCGCGTCGCGGCCATGGCCTTCTGCAGCGCCTTGAGCCCTGCTGCGGCCGCGGTGAGCACGGGGCCGGCGATGGCGATGGCGACTATGGCGTTGCCGACCTTCTCGAGCTCGGAGGGGTCGGTCTGGTCGAGCCAGCGGTTGAGGTTGTCGAGGGCACCGCCCATGCCGTTGGCCGCCTGCGTCCCCTGCTCCATGGGGCCGGGGATGCCGACGAGCCACGTGAGGAAGTCGCCGATGGCACGGGTCACGCCGCCGAAGAGGGTGGCGAGCTTCGGGATGATCTCGTTGACGGTGCTTATGACCTCGATGAGCTGCTCTATGCGCCGCGCGGACTCCTCGTAGCCCTCGTCGGTCTCCTTGAGGGTCGGGTTGATGCCGATGAGCGCGAGCGAGAAGGTGCGGATGGCCGTGTTGACGCCGTCGAGCGCACCGGTCAGCGTGCCGCCTTTCAGCGCCGCGGCCATGCCCTCGGCACCCTCGACGAAGTGCCCGGCGGCGTCGACGTAGCCGTTCTCGATGCCGTCGACGAGCATGTCCATGGCCTCCGCGGACGAGAGCGCGCCCTCGGAGATCATGTCGCGCATCTGGTCGGTCGAGACGCCCGCCTCGTAGGCGAGGATGGCGAGCGCGTTGATGCCGCGGTCGCTCATCATGTTGAGGATGTCGCCGGTCATCCTGCCGGTGGCCTGCAGCTTGCCGAACACGTCGGCCAGCCCGATGATGTCGTCTGCGGTGCCGCCCGCCGCGGAGACCGCGTCGGTTATGGCCTGGATGTACCTGACCGTGTCCTCGGCGCTGACGCCCATGCCCACGAGCTGCTTGCCGGCGGTGAGGAACGTCTCCTGGCTGTACGTCGACGCCTTCGCGACGTCGAGGAGCGCGTCGTAGAGGTCACGCGCCGCGTCAGCGCCCCCGAGCATGCGCTCGAAGACGATCATGGTGGACTCGTAGAGGGTGGTGAAGTCGATGGCGGTCTCGAGCGCCTTCTTGCCGAGCGCGACGACCGGTGCGGTGACGCTCGCGGTGATGGCCGCGCCGGCGACCGCGAGGCCCCGGACGGCGGAGTTGAGCGCGCCGTCGATGCTGCCGCCGGCCTCGCGCGCCTTGGCCGGGAGCTGCCCCAGCGACTCGTCGAAGGGCTCCGTGTCGGCGCCGATGATGTAGACGACGTCGGCGTTCCTGCTGCTCATGTGACTCCCCACATCTCGTCCTGCTGGCTCTTGTACTCCGCGAGGTCGAGCGGGTCGAGCGCGTACCTGCGGCGCAGGTCGGCTATCCTGCGGCGCTCCTCCTCGGACGCTCCCTTCGGCGGCTTCGCCGTCCGGTAACCGACCACCCTCATGGTCGCGCTCCCGTCACCCAGCCCGTCGAAGAGCGCCATGAAGCGCCACCAGTGCAGGACGGTCGCCGGGTCGGTCAGGTCGATGCCGTAGAAACGCTGGAAGTCGGCGACGATGCGGGGCGCGTCGTCGCTCCACGAGAAGACCCTCTCCGGCTCGCCGTGGCGGGCGCTGCGGCCCTTCTGGGAACGTCCGCAGGAGAGGAACCGGGCGCACGCCTCGACGGCCTCCGGGGACGTGAGCTCGCGCGGGACGTTGCCGTGGGCGTCCACGTGGGAGGGGAAGGCGTTGCGGCCAAGCAGGTAGGCCTTGATGCGCTCGTCGACTCCGCGGTCCTCGAGCATGAGCGAGATGCGCAGCCACGTCCTGTGCGACGTGTCGCACTCGTAGGGGACCCCGCCCACATCGATGGTGGACGGGGCCCCGCTGAGGATCATGTCGGCGTAGCCGGTCACGATGGGAGATACTTCGCGATGGCCTCGTCGAGGTCGTTCCACCCGCCCCCGTCGCGGAGCATGGTGCCGATCTGGATGAACGCGTCGAGCCAGATGCGGGCGTCGCCCGTGGCGGCGATCTCCGCGGAGTCCACGGGGTCGCAGAACGCCTTGGAGACGACGTCGCCGATCTGGTCGAGCATCCCGGTGTCGGCGAGCTCGCGCCAGCCGGAGACGGAGATCTCCTTGCCGCCGTTGCCCTTCTCGAAGTCGTCGAAGGCGACGAGCAGGTCGACGGAGCCGAGGTTCACCGGGTAGGACTCCTTGGAGAGCTTCGCCGCGTAGACGCGCCCGGCGAAGTCGACGGCCTCGATGTCAGCCATGTCTCATCACCCCGCGTTCGCGGCGGTGAACGCCTTCGTGGTCTCGTTGAAGGTGCCCACGGTCCAGGCGGCGTCGGTCATCTTCAGGGTGCCCTTGGCCTTGAGCGCCTCGCCTGCGGCGCCGTCGATGGGGCTCTGGTTCATGGTGAAGGCCGCCATGATCGCCGGGCGGGCGGTGCCCGTTCCTCCGGAGGTGTCGACGCGGACGAGCTTGGTCGCCACGTTGTCGTCCCACTCGTGCGTCTTGAACCAGTCCTGCAGGGACTGGTCCTCCATGATGTCGATCTCGAAGTCGACGGTGATCTTCTTGCCGGTCACGTACTCGGGCTGCACGTGGCGGTCCTTGTAGGACGGGCTGTAGGTGGTCTGCTCGGAGGACGGGTCGAAGCTGGAGTCCTCGGTGACCCGCTCGTATGCTGCGGTGGTGCTGTCGGAGATGTCCAGGTAGTACTGGAACACGTCGGTAAGCTGGATGCCTGCCATGTCTGCTCCTATCTCGTGATGTACTCGGTGGTGAACTCCACCGAGTAGGTCTCGTACCGGTCGGTGGCATCCGCGAGCGATACCGTCCGCGGGGCCACGGTGCGCATGAAGGTGCACCCGGCCGGCATTTCCATCTCTGCGGCGGTCACGGCGTCCCTGATGCCGTCGAGCACGGAGGCGACGTCGACGCGGCCGCCGCTGCCGTCTGGTGCGGCACGGTAGTAGACCGACCACGCGTACTGCATGACGGCCTGCCCGCTCTTGTAGCGCCTCACCGTGCTTGGCGCGGAGTCCGTGTGGACCATCAGCGCCGGGAGCTCCGCCGGGTCGGTCGCGAGCTGCTCGAGGGACGCCGGGGCGATGCCCAGCGACTCGACGAGCGTCAGCGCGGCGTCCGGCATGTTCTCAGCCATATCGCCTCACCGCCTGTAGCGCGGCCTTCTTCGCGATCTCCCTGAGGTTGTCGGCGTACTCGGTCTCGACGTGCTTCAGCCAGTGATCGCGGCGGCCGTCCCTGTGGTTCATCGGTACGTAGTACTGTTTGGCGGCGTAGGCGCTCGAGGGGCCGGTGGCACCGTAGCGGATGATGCCGGACTCCCACGAGGACTGCGCCTGCACCGCCGAGTTCTTGAGGGCGCCCGTCAGGAACGGGACGACCGGGTCGGCGAACTTCACGTAGCCCGCGGCGAGGTGGTAGAGCACCATGTCCTCCGCAACCTCGCCGAGACCGGCGTAACGCGAGAAGTCCGCCTTCTTCAGGGTGACGGTCACGCCCGCCATCAGGCACCCCCCACCTCGAGGTGGTGCACCGACGCGCCGAGGCGCACCGGGCTCACCCTCGTGACGGTGTGGGCGTCCGCCGGGGGCTCGTCCGCATCCGACGCGCCCAGGGCGAAGCGGTCTCCCGGTGCCAGCGCGACGGGCTCGCCGTCGAGCAGCAGGGTGACCGTGTCGCCGGAGGCGTCGCCGGAGACCGCACGGTTGCGGCCGGCCGTGGCCATGAGGCGGGCACCGGCGACCGTGGAGCTTTCCCACGTGACGTCGCGCCCGTCCTCGGACCTGCGCCATACGGTGACGGTGTGCGGGTACATTCGGCTCATAGCCAGCGTCCCTCCTTGAGGATCCCCGCGTTGCCCAGGTAGCGGCGGACGACCGCCTCGCTCCGGAGCGAGAACGGCGCGGCGGCACCGAAGGTCTCGGAGACGTCGCCCGCGTGGTAGGACGTGCGGGTCCTGTCGGGGTTGCCGACGAGCTCGACGACCGCGCAGACGGCCATCCTGCACTTGGCGAGCAGCGACGCGCCGGAGACGTCGGCACCGGGCCAGATGCGCCACTCGACGTCGGCGAGGGCGTCGGGCAGGGCGGACTCGAAGTCCTCCTCGCTCATGTGGCCGTGGTACTCGTCGGTGTAGAACGCGTAGCTGGGCGCTATGTCCGTGCCGTTGACCGCCATCGTCGCTCACCCCTACTCGGAGTCGGCACCGGAGACGCGGAGGACGCCGGCTGCCTTGGTGGCCTTGAGCGCGACGCCGCAGACGAACTCGGCATCGCCCTTGTGGATGGCACCGGCCTGCGAGAGGTCGGGCACGGTCACGGTGATGGCGTTTCCGCCGGTGAGGGTGACGCCGTGGAAGCCGTCCATGCCGAAGCGGACCGCGTAGACGTCGTTGCTGGTGATCGCGCCGTCCTTGAGCGCGATGACGGGGACGCCGGCCCAGTTGCCGATGGGCCTGCCGACCTCGTCCGGCATGGTCTGGTAGATGCCGAGGGCGCGTGCGATGGCGCTGAGCTTGACCTTCATGCTGCGCCCGACGAGGATGGCGCTCGGGTCGCCGTCGAGCAGGGAGAGCATGTCGTCCATCTCGGAGGCGAAGGCGAGCGCGTTGCTCGCGATGGCAGAGGCGTCGCTGATGTCGGTGGACGACGCGACCTCGGTGCTGGAGTCGGTCAGGGCCTTGGAGAGGCCGTCGAAGCCGTACTGCTCCTCGGTGACGTCGCCGTTGATGAGGGCGGAGTTGAACTTGCGAATGATCGCGTTCTTGGCCTCGCCGAGCTTCATGTCGAGAAGGCTCGGGGCCGCCTTGGCGGCGACGCGGTCGATGGTGAAGTTGCTGTTGAGGACGGCGACCTTCGCGGTGTACTTGGTGATCTGCGCGTTGGAGGCGTCAGGCTCGGCGTCGAGCGCGCGGAACGCGGCGGAAGCCGGGGTCGTGACGCGGCTGTAAGCGTAGACGAGGTCGGAGGTGCCGCTCGGGGTCAGGCAGTCGTCGAAGGGCATGTTGCCGAGGATGTAGGAATCCGCGGCGATCTCGTTGATGAAGCCCTGGACGAGCTTGTCGGTGCTCGCTGCCGCGAGCTGCTGGAGGGTGGTGGCCATAGCTCACTCCTTGTCCTTGAAGTAGGCGGCGAGCCCCTCGGAGATCGTCTTCGCCTCCGCTGGCTTCCCGCCGCCGCTGGCTGGTGCGCCCGTCGACACCTTCGCGACGGGCTCGAAGAGGAACGGTTTGGACTTCGCGAACTCCTCGACGTCGAAGCCGGAGACCGTGCCGTCGTCGGCGAAAGTCACCTTCGACATGTCGATGGCACTGCGGGCCATGTCGATGTCGCGGCACCTCTTTGAGGCGAGCATCACGTCGATGCGGGCGGCCTTGCGCTCGTCGGCGAGTTGCTTCTCGAGGTCGGACTTGGTCGTCGCAGCCTCGGTCTTGAGGCGTTCGATCTCCGCGGCCTTGTCGTCGGCCTTGGATGCGTCCTCGAGCTGCTTCTGCAGGTCCTCGTACCTCGTCTTCCAGCTGTCGCGCTCGCGCTCGATGCGCGCGAGCTTCTGCGCGTCGTCCGGGCCCTGCTTCGGCTCGGGGTCGGCGGCCGGGTCTCCCTGCTGCGGCTCCGGGCCCTGCTTCGGCTCGGGGTCGGCCGGGTTCGGCCCCTGCGGTTCGGATGCGTTTCCAGTCTGGTTCTTCGGGTCCATGTCTGTTCCTCTCTTCCGGTGTTTGTTCCGGGCTTCACTGCCCGCTTCGGTCCCCTTGCGCCGGGGCGCGTCCTGGCACCTGTCCGCCGGTGCCTTGCGACGCATGAGAGGTTACCGGGCATGTCACCCGGGCATAGAAAAGGCCGCCCGGAGGCGGCCTGCCAGATAGTTGTCATGTGATTCACATGACTGTCGAGGGTTCCTTCAGGAATCTGCAAATGACGGCGTCGAAGTCGTCAGTGACCATTTGATTCCGCTTTCGCGGAACGCTCCCATGGAAAATCGATAGATTTCGTGATCATGTCGTTGTCGGCGACATCTGACGAGATGAGTCCCGCCTGCTCCAGACAGTCGATGGCGCTCTGAGGGAAAAAGTGTTCCGCTATCTCTCTCGTGCTTTCTCCCGGATGTTTGGAGATGAGTCTCTTTAAGCATACCTTGTCGAAGTCAAGGAGCGTGGGATCATACGCTATATAGGAATCTTTAACCATATAAGAATTATATCATTAAGATGGTATAAATTCATATGAAAACCCATACCCCTCTGCCGCTTCAGCAAGCCATGAGTCCATGTGGACAGCTGTTTTGTTTCTCAACTCGCGCCGCTCTTCGTAAGTGGCGGGCGTCCCTCGCTCAAGGCACTCCGCGGCGAGGTCGTCTGCCAGCTTGTTGTAAGTGGAGACGAATTCTTTGTCAAAGTTTCTCGAAAAAACAACCCACCTACGTCTCTGCGCGGACGGGTTAGGGGCAAGAATATAGGTTCCCTCGCTGCAAATCGCGCGCGTTGATAGTGGACGGTTTTCGACGAAGCTCGATATATCTATGCTTGAAAACGTGCCTCCATATTCGTCGGGATGAGTATGAGCGACTTGGAGGCTCCGCCAGTTTGTATATCCTTCCGGAAGTGGGATTTCTATGCTGTGCTCCTTGCCAATGATCGGTTTGTCAAACAGCTCGTTTCCATCCCTGTCGAAGACCATGCCATATTCCAAACCGTCCTCGTTTGCTCCTCGGTAGGTGCTCTCAAAGCTGCCGATTGAGTTTAACCTCATTACTCTTGGAACATTTCTATCCGAATATGCAGGGGAACGCCTTGCTTTCAGTGCGGTTGGCTGCTTCCCGATGCCGTAGGCTTTCTCACGTTTTGACTGACGGACGAGGAAGTCATTCTCCTTGACGTGTTCACGCATCTGCGCCTGCAGTGAGCCGACACGCATGCGGGCCTCCTCGGCCTTCTTGCGCATGATTTCGGCCACGGCCGGGTCGGTCGCCTCCTCCGCGGCGAGCTCGTAGCCTGCGGCCTCCTTCTTAGCCTTGCGTATCTCGCGCTCGAGCCGCCTCTGCTTCTGGCTCTCCTTGTACTGCCGGTTGCTCTCCTCGGTGTCGGGCCGGGGAGGGAGCGGGTCGCCGGGGAAGTGCGGGTAGAACTGGTGGCGGCAGTTGGCGCCGCAGAGCCCCTGCACCGTGCCGTAGCCGGTCTCCGCGTAGAAGTCGGGGTAGGTTACGCCGTCGATTGTCCGCTCGCCGGAGAGCGAGAACGCGCGGCCCTGCCAGACCTCGTGCGTCGGCCTCGCTCCCATATGGGCGGTGGTCTGGACGAGGTCGTGCCCGAACTCCTCCATGTGCTCGAGCGTCATGCGGGCCGCCGCCTGGTTCGCCTGCGTCATGGCGTGGCGCCGGATGGCGACGTCGACGCTGTTCCTGACGGTCAGGTTGCCGTCGCTGTCGACGTACTGGACGCTGTCGAGACCGTGCGCCAGCAGTTCCTCGACGCCCTGGGCGATGATCTCGTCGAGGGACTTGGTGCCGGTGGCGTACTCGGTCGTGGTCCAGGCGGAGACCTCGTACCACAGGCGGTTCGCGTTGTCGCCCATGGAGACGTTGTCACGCTCGACGATCATGGCGACGCCCACGGCCGCCTGCCGCGACTCTTCGGACAGGTCGGAGGCGGGGCGGCGGTAGTGGTCGGCGAGCCTCGAGGCGTCACGCGCGTTGGAGGTCTCGAGCAGGTCGTAGGTGAGCTCCACGGCCTGCTGCCCCACGACGGGGTTGTACGCCGCGAGGATGGCGTCTATCTCGCGCCGCTGCGAAGTGGACAGCTCCATGAGCCTGCGGCGGTCGGACGGCGAGAGGGTGCAGGAGAGCGCGTAGTACCTGAGGATCGTGCGCAGCATCTCCGAGGACAGGACGGCCTGCGCCCCGCCCAGCATCTCCCAGCTGTACTCCTCGAGCTCGTCCGGCGTCAGCATCAGAGCACCGGCAGGGTGGTGACCGCCTCGCCGGCCATGCGGCGCGCGGTCTCCTCGTCCTCGCCGTACCACCTGCTGCGGTACTCCCATGTGGCCATGATGCCGGACGCCACGTCGGTGCGGTCGGCGTCGCGGCGCGTGGAGTCGTCCTCGACGATCGCGTCGGGCAGCTTCACCCGGACGTGCCCCCTGCAGTCGGGCAGGTCGAGCCCGCCGATGGTGGCCATGACCTCGAGCACGGACTCGCAGACCTGCGTCATGGCGGCGACGAGCGGGCGGGCGTGCTTCTCGGCGTTGCGGAGCAGCACCTTCTCGGAGGATGCGACCTCCTTCGCGGTCTTGGCGATGCTGCCGGTCTCGTCGAGCGAGTAGTAGTCCTTGCCGAGGCCGCAGCGGAAGCCGAGGAGCTCGAGCGAGGTCTTGAGCGCGAGCCGGTTGTCTGTCATGCGGAGGTCGGGGTTGAACTCGAAGAAGCCGCCGTGGTTGGCGGCGGCGAGCGAGTCGTCGTCCTCGAAGGAGAGGAAGAGCTGCTGGTCCTTTGCCCGCGGCACCGTGTAGTTGCCGTACTGGTCGCGCTTCATGTACCGCTCGGGAATGCCGAGCATCTTCTGGCCGAGGTAGATGTCGCGGTGCATGTTGTCGATGGCGTCGTCGGCCGTGAGCACGGAGCCGAGTGCGCGGTCGAACACCGAGGCGCCGAACGGGGAGTCCCGCCAGTAGACGTTCTTCACGCCGGGACGCGTGAGCGCGAACGTCGGCGTGACGGTGCCGGTGGACACGCTCTCGGCGTATCCGGTACCCGTGTCGACTCGCTTGCCGTCGGCGCCGTAGTAGCGCGTGAGGATCTCGCGGGTGCCGTCCTCGGCACGTCGGTGGACGCACAGCTGCGTGACGTACCTGCCACGCAGGGTCGCGCTGCGGTAGAAGGCCGCCTCGTCGCATGCGTTGCCGTCGTAGGTGAGCGGCAGGATGTGGAGGGCGTCGTAGGACTCCGGGAGGATGCGGATGTCGCTCGAGGTCGTGCCGTCCTCCGGGATACCGTCGATGCGGAGCGCCCACGCGGCCGTGCCGCCCCACATCTCGTCCTCGACCACCTCGCGGGCGTTGACGATGAAGCCGGACTCGGAGAGCCAGTCCTGCAGTACGCCGTCGGCGGCCGCGAAGGTCTCGTCGGCATCGTCGTCGGAGCAGACGGTGACGAGGGTGTCGCGCTCGTTGACGAGGATGGAGGCCCAGTCCTCGCAGACCATCTCGGCGGGGTGGATGCTCGTGCGCTGGACCTTGAAGGTGTTGCCCTGGGAGTCCTCGTCCTCGTCGCTGTAGTAGGCCCCCGTCGCCGAGTACCACGCCCACCAGCGCGCGATCTCGTCGTCCATGGGGACGGTGACGTCGCCGTAGCCCAGCTCCTTCAGCCATGCCGTCCCCACGCCGGGGCGGGTGTTGCTCCTGTCCGACATCACGTCTCCTTCTTGTCGGCTATCACCGGCGACAGCGCGTAGCGCGTGGCGTCGATGGTGTGGTTGTCGCGGTCCGGGTACATTCTCAGCCCGCCGTCACCGTCGTCCTGGTACTCGTAGGCGCTGAACTCCTGCGCAGCGAGCATGCACGAGCGGTCGATGACGATGGCGGCGCGGGTCTGCAGCCAGTGGATGCCCGCATCGACGCTGCCCGGCCACTTCGGCGCGGCGACGGTGTGGACGCCGAGGGTGTTCCACGTCGCGATGCTCTTGGGGTCCGCCGAGTCGGCGAGCACGGTGTTCATCGGCTTGCGGGGGAGGAACACGGGGTTGCCGTCCTCGCCGGTCTCGGTCATAAGCTCCTTGGCGCGGGCGGTGGTCTGCTCGTCAGAGAGGCGGCGCCCGAAGGCCTCGTCGAAGATGTAGACGGTCCGGGTGCGGTTGTCGTAGGCGACGGAGACGAAGACCCACGGGTCGGTGGCGTAGCCCCAGTCGACGCCGCGCCTGACCCAGCGGAAGCCCACCCGCTCGTCCTGGGTGATCTCGCGCACCTGCACGTTCTGGAACACCTCGCCGTCCGTGCCCACGTCCTCGCCCAGGTACTCGTGCCTGTAGGCGAGCTCGTTGACGTCGCGCAGCGTCGCGGCATCGGCGAGGAACTGCTCGCCAAGCCACTCGTCAGGCACGTCGAGGTAGGAGGACGGGTAGACCCGCCTGCCGGGCAGGTCTGCCTTCGCCTCGCGGTTGATCCAGCTGGAATGGGAGCGCGGCGGGTTCCAGGAGCGGAAGCGCCACACGTCGCCCTGCCCGCGCGTGAACGTCTGGTTGACGGAGCGGATCTCGTCGGGCGAGAACTGGTCGGCCTCCTCGAACCACTCGGCGCACACGCGCCCGAAGGGAGGGGAGAACGACTTGTACTTCTCGGGCTCGTTGATGCCGAAGAAGTAGATCTTCTGGCCGGTCGACTTGCGCACGATCTCCATGGGCGAGACCGAGAAGGAGAACTCCCCGGAGCGCCCGAGCTGCGAGAGCGCCCACACCATCTTCGCGTACACGCTCGTGCGCAGGGTGTTCGCGACCTTGCGGAAACAGACCGCGTGGCCGTCGGGGACCATGTCGAGGATGCGCGGTATCTCGAGCGCGACCGTGGAGCTCTTGCCGGAGCCGCGCCCCCCGGGGAGGTCGTAGTCGGTGCACGGATGCGACGCCACGTCGCGGTGCATGGCGAGGAACGGCGGCGCGATCAGCATGGCGTAGTCGGCGGAGTGCTCGGCCGCCGCGTCCTCGTGCTCGGGCGGCAGCGCCTGCAGGAGCGTCTTGCCGATGGAGCTGACCGCGTTCACGGCGGTCTGGTTGAGCCCGTCGGCGTCCTGGGCGAGGCGGAACGTGCGGGCCATGCCGCCGATGACCTCGGCGCGGGTGATGACCGTGCGCTCGGCGGCCTCGGCCTGGAGCTCGTCTATGCGGGCGCGGACCTGCTCACGCGCCTCGAGCTTGCAGGCGAACTGGTCGACGGACTCCTGCTTCCACTTCGCGGTGTGAGGATACGCGCAGAGGGCCGCCTGCCGCTGCGTCTTCCCATCGGCGCGCTCGCGGCAGTACCTCTCCCATCTCGGGTTATGAAGCGGTCCGCACTTCTCCATGCTGAGAGTATCGGCAAGCCGTCACCCTCCTGCACTTCCCCGAGCATCCGGTCGGGCAGTCCCTGCAGCACGTCACGCCCTGCGCGAACGTGCACGGCACGAACCGGCAGGTGCCGCGCCCAGTGACCACGCACGCGGGATCGTACCCCGCCTCCCACATCAGCTCGTCGCCGATGGTCATCTGCTCCATCATCGTCAGCCCTCTCCGTCTATCCTGTCGAGCTCCGCCTGCAGCATCGCCGCCGCCTCCGCGTTGTCCAGCACCTTCCACAGCGAGGGGTCGGGGAAGCGCGGGTCGTAGGGCAGCACCTCGCACCCGAGCACCCGCGCCTCGATCGCGCAGCGCCCGACCGCGTAGCACCGCTCGTACCGGGCGACGGCGGGGAGCGCCCTCTCGCGGCTCCTGCCGGTGATGTGGTCTACGGCCCTGGCGTCGTCGCCGACCTTCGTCACCCGTCCGTAGAAACAGGTGCCGCGGTCCTTCTCCCGCTTGAACCGCTCCACGTAGGCGACGTCGACGGACAGGGGCAGGTAGACCGAAATGCCGAGGTGAGCGACCTTCCCGCAGGTCGAGGGGACGCCGCACACGAGGACGAGGTCGCGGTAGGCCGCGAGCCAGTCGTAGTGCTCGGGATGGAGGTTGTTGTGCACGAAGACGATCGCGTGGTCGCAGGCGCAACCCTCCTGGTTGATGGTCACCCAGCTCCTGTCGGTCTCGACCCTCGGGACGATGTTCCTCACGATCTCCTTCGAGTAGTAGAACGCGCCGTTGTAGCGGTCGGCCCCCATCCGCTCCCATCGCTCGCGGTACTCCGGCATGTCGTGGTCGTAGATCATCGTCTCCCCCTCCCGTAAGCGTCGCCCCTCTCGCACTCGCGCCTCAACCTGCGCGCCGCCCTGGCGAGCTTGGCGGCCGTCTGCTGCTCGCACCTGCCGCCCCTCTTGTCCCGCAGGTGGTACACGGTCGGCAGCGCGATCCCGGACTCGCGGGATATCCGCGCGACGCTCATGCCGTGGGCCACGAGCCACCTGATCGCCTCCTCGACCGGCTGCGCGTCGACGAGCTGGCCGGGCGCGATGTACGGGTGGTCGGCCTCGAGCGCCATGAGCGCCCTGTAGTTCCCGCGCCTCATGCGTCTGATCTGCCTGCCTGGGTTCCTCGGGTGCCCGTCGAGCAGGTAGTCGACCGCCTTCCTGTTGACGCCGGCCGCGGCGCAGATGCCCCGCTTCGTCCAGCCGTGCGCGAGCAGGTCGAGCACGTGGGTGCGGCACCTGCCGACGCAGTGGGCGCCGACCATGGCGTCCGCATCCATGCGCCGCCTGTGCTCCCTCTTCATCGCGGCGTTCTCGACCGAGTACTCCGCGTTGGCGACCCGGCACATGAAGCACCGGCAGCCCTGGACGTAGCGTCCGCGGCTCGGCCTGCCGCACGTCTTCAGCCCCTCGTTCATCGGTCCTCCTCGAAAAGGCTCAGCGTCTCGACCGGTTCCGGTCTCGGCGCCGGCTCGTGATACGTCTCCAGCGTTATCGCGTTCATGGGGTTGAATCTGAACGAGGCGCACTTCCTCTGGGCGTTCGCCTCGTGCTCGGTCAGGCATCTTCCGACGATGCCGCAGTAGAGGTCGCCGGGCGTGCACTCGTCGCAGTAGACGCACCTCACGGCTCGTCACCACCCGTGGCGGTACCTTGGTTGAACCTTGGCGATCTCCCCAGCGCCCTGAAGCCGAGCGGGTGCCGGCAGTCCGCGCCCTTCCTCCTGACCACGCTGCGGCCCTGCCCCTCGAGCTCGAGCCGGCACGTGCGCCAGCCGTCCAGCAGGTGCGTGCCGTCGGTCGAGAGCGGCACCTGCGCATGCGCGCAGCGTTCGCACGTCGCCCTCATGCGATCCTCTCCAACCTCGTCCTGCCGAAGCTCCGCGACCGTGCCGTGTAGGTCATGAGCGTCCCGACGGTGTAGCCGTTGCGCTCCGCGAGGTCCGGTATCGTCCCGACGTCGACCTCCTCGCCGTCGACGTAGAGCCGGTACACCGCGGGGGGCCTGCCCTGGGCCCTCTTCCCCTGCCCGGGCTCCGGCGCCTCGGTCCTCTCGACGGTCACGGAGGTGCCGTGCCTCGCCACGTAGAGCGGGAGCCGGTGACGGGCGACGAGCTGCATGCCGTAGGAGCGCATGTGGTCGGCGACGTGGACGCTCCCCGTCCTGATGGTGACCGGGACGCCGGTCGCGCTGACCGTGCTGATGACCTCGGCGACCTGCCTCTGCCTCGCGCCGCTGCCGTACGTCTTCGTCATCGTCGGCCTCCCGTCACCGACCCGTCGCCGCGCCTGCGCCACCATGGGCACGAGGCGCATGCCATGAGGTCGTCGGTGTCGTCGACGGCGGTGATGTGGGGGTGTTCCCGCAGGAGGACCCGCAGGCATGCCGTCCAGTGGTCACACTCCACGCCGATCTGCGGGTCGGGGGGTCGGTTCTGGTCTCTCATCGTCTCGTCCTCCGGAAGTTTTCCACAGGGCCCTGTTTCTACCCTGAGGTGGTTATCAGTTGTATTCATTCATTCATTCATTCATTCATTAAGCTTTTTGCCCCCCGGTATAACCCCGGGTATAAACCCCCGGGTCAAACCCCGGGGTTATCCTTCCCATCCTTCTTCGGTCGCCCGCCCTTCTTGCCGTTGAGGTAGTTCGCCTCCATCTGCTCGCGGCGCCTGAGGAACGAGTCGGACATGACCTTCCCGCGGTCGAGCATGTCAGCGTCGATGAGGCCGATCTTGGCGAGGGTCGCGAGGAAGGCCTCGAGCAGCCGCGCGTTCGAGAACCTGAGCTCGCGCCTGATGGTCGCGGTCGCTCCCGGCTGCGCCAGGTCGATGAAGCCGTCCGACGACCGGGCGAACAGCTCGAGGAGCATCCAGTAGCGGCCGTATGCCGCCATGCCCGACTCCTCGACAAGCGCGATGCACTTTGGGTCGCACGAGGCGTCCACGTCGTGCGGGATGTAGGTCATGTTGAACTCGCGTGCCATGTGCGGACCTCCTTAGAACGGTATGTCCGCGTCGCTGTAGGCGTCGCCGACCGCCTGGACCGGCTGGGCGTACTGCACGGGTTGCTGCGGTTGCACCTGCGGGTAGACCGGCTGTTGCACCGGCTGCTGCGCGGCGTATGAGGCCGTCTGCGGTGCCTGGACCGGCTGGGCGTACTGCTGCGGGGCCGTCTGCGTGGGCTGCTGGCCATCCTCGCGCCTCGGGGTGATGAACTCGATCTCGTTCACCGTGACGTCGACCTTGGAGCGGTTCTGCCCCGTGTCCCTGTCCTGCCACTGGTGCCAGTGGAGCCTGCCCTCTATGGCGACCTTCATGCCCTTGGCGAGGTAGCGGGCGAGCGACTCCGCACGGTTGCCGAACACCGTGCAGTCGAAGAAGTTCGGTACGTCCTCCCACTGCTCCGTCTGCGGGTTCCTCTTCCGGTCGTTCACCGCGATGCCGAAGTCGAGCACGCTCGTGCCGTTGGGGAGCGACTTCAGCTCCGGGTCGCGGGTGAGGTTGCCCGTGAGAAGTACCTTGTTGATGCTCATGATTCCTCCTCTCCCATGGCCGCGAGCACGTCGCTGATGGACGGCTGCGACGTCGTCACGTGCCTGCACACGTCGAGGTGCGAGCAGGTGACGACGGTTTCGTCTTCCTCACCGGTCTCGTTGCTGAACCCGCGCGTGCGGTAGTGCCAGTCGATGTCGAACCTGCCGCAGTCCAGGCAGTGAGGCCTGAGCTCGATGATCGCTCCCATCAGAACTCCTCTCCATCCGACACGTACTCGGGTTCCGCGTCGTCTTCCGGCGGCTCCCACGTGTTCTCGTCGGTTGTGCCGGTGGGTTCCGTCTCTTGAGACCCCGTTACCCGTTGGGTAATCTCCGCCTCGACCTCGATGACGTCCGAGGGAAGGTTCGCCTGGTCGATGCCCATCTCTGAGCTGTCGTAAAGCCCCTGCAGGCGGTCGGGGAAAGCCTCACGGAGCGCGTGGACGAGCGCCACCTTGCGGATCATCGTCCCCGGCATCCTCGCCCACTGGCCGCTCGGGGAGCCGTCCTTCTTCTTCCCCATGTACTCCGCGAGCGACACCTCCTCGAAGTAGGGGTGGCTGCGGTTCTTCTTGTGTACGCGGCACCAGCCACCGACGAGGGCCTCGCCCTGGAGCACCATCGACCCGTCGCGGCGGACGAGCTCGCCGTTCGGCGTGATGACCGTGACGCCCGCGTCCATGCCGTCGTAGTCCGGGTCGGCCTCCGCACGCTTGGTGAACACGTCCTTGCCGACGATCATCGTCGCGGGGTTGGAGCCGTACTTCACGAGGTAGGCCTCGCGGATGAAGGGGTTGAGGTGCTGTGCCTTGCACAGGGCGATGAAGTCGAAGCACTCCTGTGCCGTGACGTTCTGGTTCTTCGCGACCTGGTCGCGGACGAGTGACGGCGAGAGGGCGAGCGTCTGGTCGCCCCAGCTGTACCTCACGATCTGGTTATCGTTCATCTGGAACCTCCACCCTCCTCGTCTCCAGCGGCCTGCCGTGGATGCCCATGCGCCTGCACGCCGCGACGAGGTCCTTCTTCTGCTCGTCGGTCATGTCGTAGAAGACGTAGAGGGACTCCACGCGGATGCGCATCTGCTGCGGTTCCCGGGCGGGTTCCGGTGCGGCCTGTGCTGGCTGCGGCACGGGTTCCTGCGCCTGGGCGGCCTCCTGCTCCTTCCTCTGCCTCTCGAGGGCGTGGGCGCGGTCCTCGGCCGCCTGGAGCTCCTGCGCGTGCGAGATGGCCGCCTGGGCGTCGAGGGTGCGGAAGTACTCCGCCTTTGCCTCGGTCTCCTTGGGAAGGCTCAGCGACGCTATGAGCGCCTCGCCCTCGGCGATCCCGTCGACCTTGGCGCGCATCGCCTCGACGGCCTTGCCCTCTGAGAGGTCGCGCTTGAGCCATGACGCGTCCTCGATGCGGTCGAACGGCACGAGGGGGGCGTCCTGCCCTTCCAGCGGGAGCGCGATGGCGGGGGCGTAGTCGGCGTAGGCGTCGCGCAGCACCTTCCTGCGGGCGTCGCGCCAGTCCTCCTCGTATGCGCCGATGGCGTCCTTCATGCGGTTCTCGAGCAGCTTGGCGGGCTCGAGGATGTCCTTGACCCGTTGCTCGAACTCCGCGAGCGGGGCCGTGTAGGCCTCCTTGACCTTCTTCCTCTCGGCGTCGATGCCCGAGATCATCTTCCTCAGCGCCGTGCGGTCGCGCTTCGCCTGGGCGTACTGGCCCTCCTCGTGGATGGGCTCCACGCCGTACTCCGCGAGCTGCGCGTCGACGTAGGCCTTGACGGCCCCGAAGTTCGCCTCGACGACGCTGCCCGGCACGGCCCGCGACACGACGAGCTCGTTGGCCGGCGCGTCCTCCACGACCTCGGCCTCGACGGGTACCGCCTCGACCTCGGTGAACTCGATCTCCTCAAGTTTCAATTCGTTTCCTCCCGTTCTCGTCACCCGCGTTTGTTTCACCGGTTTATTTCATCCTGCCGCGGGTGGTCGTTTTCCGCCTGTGGGCGGCTTGCGCGGGTTGGAGCCGGTCTGCTCGCGTGCCCTCTGCACGCGTTTCTTCCACCGGTTCGCCGCCCTTGTCTCGCGTGCGAGCTCCTCCCGCTCGCGCTCCTTGACGGCCTCCATGTCCGCCTTCGCCACCGCCTCGGCGTACCTCTCGCGGTGCGCGGCCACGCGCTCCCGCATCCTGCAGACGGGGCAGAGCCCGTCGGCGTCGACCTCGGTGCGCCACGTCGCGCAGCCGTCGCACCAGACCGGTCCCTGCCGGTACCTGAGCGAGACGCCCATACGCGACGCCTTGACCCGGACGGCCCCGACGCTCCTGCCGAGCACCCCCGCGATCTCCGCTGGGGGTACCGTCCCGGCGAGCGCGGCGAGCGCGTCCTCCTCGGCGGTGGTCCATCCCTCCATCCCGCACGCCTCCCGTCCCGTGGTATGATTGGTCTGGTCTTGGGTCGGGGCGGTCTCGCGGCATGCGGGACCGTTCTCCATCTACGGGTACATGCCCATCCGGCGCTCACCTCCCTCCTCGCGCTGGCGGTCGTGCCAGTCGTCGGCCATGTGCCACCGGTAGTCCTCGGACCGCCTGAGTTCCCACAGGTACTCCCGGTAGGTCATCGACTCCTCGCCGTCCGTCACCATCAGCTCGCCGGTGAAGACGTCGCGGTAGCGTGTCAGGCTGCCGTCACCAGTCATTGCGTTCGACCTCCTCGATGAAGACCTCGAGCCTGTACGGTCCGCCCTTCGGCTCCAGCACGATCAGGTCGTGCAGCTCCACGACGTGCTTAGGGCCGTCGTCGTGGATGCAGCTCGCGTCCTGCATCGCGTCGAGCAGGCACTTGCGGGCGAAGCCCGATATGTTGTCGAGGTCGCGGTACTGGTTGTTCCCTGCCTTCGGCTCGAAGAACCGCAGGGTGATGCGTATGGGGTTCCCGTATCTCGGCACCTTCTGCGCCTTCAGCTCCCATGCCAGCTCGTCGGTGAGGTCCTTCTTCATCTTGTGGCCGACCTGCGGTTTCGTGCGGCAGCTGCGCGTGTACTCGTTCATCCCCGGCATCTTGCCGACGTGCACGAACGCCGGCCTCATAGCCCGTCCACCTTGCTCTGACGCATCGCGAAGACGCCCTTGAGGTCGGGGTTCTCGCGCTCGATCATGCGCGCGAGCGGGGCCCGCAGGGTGTTGTTGACCTTGAAGTCGCCGACCCGGTAGCTGACGCGCACCTCCGGGCTGTAGCGGATGGTCTCCGCCAGCTGCGCGATGCTCGTCCTCTTGCCGTGGCGCATGGCGTCGCGTGCAAGCGCGACCATGCAGCCGTAGGCCTCCGGGTTGCGTCGTCTCCATTCCTCGGCCATCTCGCGTATGTCCTCGGCGTTGCGGGCACCCGGCCTGCTGGCATCGGTCCACAGGTCCATCTGGACGGCCTCCATCACATGACCCCCATCATCATCGAGACGAAGACGCATGCGAACGGCACCATGGCGAGGATCGCTGCGAACTCCAGCGCCTCGAACCACCCGTGCTCGTCCTCCATGCGGTCCCACCACGCCGAGAACGCCCTAAGCCTCCCGAGCATCTGAAGCCTCCCTTCGGAGCTCCTCGACCCTCGCGCGGATGCGCGGGTCGCGACAATCGCGCCTGACGGCGGTGAGCAGCGTGTCGAGGAGCGCGTCGCGCGCATGTCCCGGCAGCTTGACCACGTCGGGCCTGCCGACCGTCTCCACGGTCATCTGGGCTGTCGTCATCCCCTCACCGCCCTTCTCGCATCCTCTTCCGTGATTGCCCAAGCCAGGGCACCGCATTCGAGGCATTCGGCGTTGTAGTTCTCGGGGTCATCCATCAGCCCGTAGCATCCGCAGTAGCCGTTGCCGTCCTCATCGTGGAACTCGACACCGGAGGAGTACGCGCGGTAGCATTCGGGCGAAAGCGGCCTGCCACGCAGCCTTTCACGACCGAACTTCGTCATGACTGCACCAGCCTTCTTCCGCACATAGGGCAGAAGCAAACGTCGAACTGCGCCATTCCCTCGCGCGAGTTGTCGTACCTGAAGACTCCGTCCTGGTCGCCAATTCGATACGGAATCGCCTCTTCCCATGTCGCGGTTTCATTCACGATCAGACGCGCGCTAAAGGCCGTCCCGTTTTTGTCCTCCCATACAGTCAGATTCATGCTGTCGTTGGAGTCGAGGCCGAGAACCTCTTCGCCTTCCAACATGGTGTCGCCGTCCACATGGTCGACCGCGACCACAGCGCAGAACGTGCAGGTATCCTGTCCGTCCATTACTTCCTCCCTTCGTAGTGAGACTCCGCGCGACAGGCGAGTACATCGAGGCTGCAGTCCATTGCGTCGGCCATGGCTACGGCCTTATCAAGGCCCATAACCCTGTCACCGATTTCGTAATGCGCAATCGAATCAACTGTCAGCCCTGCCCGTTTGGCGAGCTCCTCCTGGTTGATGCCCATGTCCATTCGGATGCTCTTGATCCTTCGACCTACTGCCTCCTTGTTGAAGGGCATTGCCTTCTCCTCTCAAAATCTACATTCAAACTGTTGCTACGACATTATAACAACAGTTTACTGTAGAAATCAAGGGAAAACACAATGTTTTCTTGTGTTTCCTACAACCAGCCTGTAATATTCGCTATCAAGAGAGAGGCGGAATATGGAGCTGCAACTAAAGAGATTGAGAAAAGAGTTTGGTTACAAAACCCAAGGCGAACTTGCCGTAGCCCTTGGCGTCCCTGAGCGACGCTATGCATCATGGGAGCGCGGAGAGGTGATGATGAACCTTGAACAGGCATGTCGAATCTGCGACGTGCTGGGTTGCACTCTTGATGAGCTTGTGGGGCGGGGTTTCTCGAAGCCCATCACCAACTATGCAGACGAGGGTCAGCGGCACCTCGATGAGGTGTACGGTGCCCTCTCCGACGAGGGCCGGGAGAAGGTCGTCGGCTACGCGGAGGACATAGCCTTCGCGCACCCACGGGATAGGGGCGAGGGTGATGTCGATGCGGGAGCTGTGGAGACGGCGTAACATGGATGCTAAGGATGAAAGGAAAGGAGGGCATCTATGAGCCCAGAGGCATTGCTGGAAGAGGTGTTCCAGCCCGATGCGACACTGTCGCCCTATGAGGAGATGCTCGCCTTCGAGTATCTGTATTCGATGGACGGC